TTATGAGACTGTGCATGAGCCAGCACATGGCATCCAGGCCGCCGAGGCTGCCAAGATCGAGAGGCCGATAGGAAGTCCAGGAGATCATGAGCCGACGCCGGTTGAGACAGAGATGGCCAACACGTCGGCAGCAAAGATGAGCGGCAAAGAGGCTCACGCGAAGTTGCGAGAGAAGGGCATCACGATCGCCCGCGTCACGCCGCCCGATCTCTTTGGCATCGACGCGAAGCGTAAGGACGAAGCAGATGCCTCCGTCATGCAGCCATCGCATCGTCCGCGCCAGTTTCCAAATCTGGTCGTTGACGAGTTGGTTGCCGTCGATCGTTTTGGCGATGTCCACCGCCTTGACCCGGATCGGCCTGACGCCATCGCGTTCCACAAGCAAATGGAGGATGCCGAGCCGCTTCCGAGCGTCACGCAGGCTCACGCCGAATATGAGGCGATCTACAAGCCGACCGACGCCGGCCGTCGCCGAGCCGAGGTCAGGAAGAGCTTGGTCGGGATCAAGGAAGCGATGGCCGGTGCGGGCCGCAATGTTGTGCAAATGGCCTCCGATGCGGTCGCGGCCTTGGCTGGCCTCGTGCACGACCAGATGCCGGATGATGAACCCGAGGACTGTCTGCGTGCCGCCCTTCGCGCGCTGGCCGGTGGCCGCACCGTCGATGCCATGACGGAGATGCAGAAGGCAGACGAGCTATTGATTCACGAGGATTGGCTGCCCGAACTGCCGGATGGCGAACCGCGGCCGCGAAATCCCCTGCTGGATGACATCATCGACGCTGAGGAAGCCCTGGCCGCCGGTGACCGGCCGGCGTGCATGAAGCTGCTGCACGAGATCATCGGGAAACTGAAACCGACAAAGCATCGGGTCGTGATCGAGGATCCGAAAGCGCCGTTGCCGCCGCTATGAGCGAGACGGTAACGACCCGCACGGTAACGACCCTAATCGGTCCGGTGCCGGGCGGTCCGGGGGAGGCTGCAGATCATTTGATGGAGCGCCCCGTCGCGACTGATCCGAACGCCATTCAGGACGGATTACGTGCCGCGGTCGGGGCAGCCGGACCTGACATGTCGGCGGCCATCATCGTCTTGCGAGCAAAGCTGACGGTCGCCCGTGGCAAGATCATCGACGGAACGAGGCTCAATATGCTCAATCAGGTTGCGGACGGTTGTATCGACACAATCGAAGCGCTGCTGTCCGTTCTGCCGAACTGAATCGTAGCTTCTGAATTCGGAGGCTTGCGGAGGTCTAGGTGCGTTTAATTGCATTACAGATGCTCTATCCTCCAAACCGCCAGACTTGATTTTGCCAAAGCTCTAACGTCATTGGTTAGGGTAAACCATTTCTGGATCGGCGGCGTTCGATATCGCAGGGCGAATCCGTAACGTCTCCGCGCCTCTCCAATGCATATGTTAAATCGTCGCGCAATATCAGGAAATGTCAGACCAGATTCACGCGCGCGAATTATAAGCATCGCCGCCTCATATCTCACTTGAGCGTCTGCAATCTCTTTCGGAGCGACTGCATGCCAGTTCATGATTTTTACCAATCTGTTGCACAGGCAATGTAGCGGAAAGGTTAGCGCATGACAAATCTGATCAGCATCGAGCAATTCCGCAAGGAAGCGCGCGGCAAACGCAAGCCGACCGGCGCCGTGTTCCGGGTTACGACGGAACCGGTCGAACCGGTCGATGGAACCGAGCGCACGCTGCGCTTTTGCTTCTCCGACGGCAGTGTCGATCGCATGGGCGACACGATAAATCCAAACGGGTGGAATCTCGCTGCTTTCAGCAAAAATCCAGTCGCTTTATGGGCTCATGATTCATCGCAGCCCCCGATCGGCCGTGCCGCGAACGTTACGGTCGAGGGCGCGCGCCTTATGGGCGACATCGAGTTCGCGACCGCAGAAATCTACGCTTTTGCCGATACGATCTACCGACTTGCCGCCGGAAAATTTCTGAACGCCGTTTCGGTCGGATTTATGCCAACCGAGTACAGTTTCGTTGAAAACGATCCAGATCGCGGTTGGGGGATTGATTTCAAGAAGCAGGAACTACTCGAAATCAGCGTGTGCCCGGTGCCTGCGAACGCAAACGCCCTGGTGGACGCCCGCGCCAAGGGTATCGACACGCGTCCGCTGGTCGAATGGGCGGAACGCGCCCTCGATGGTGGCGGCAAAGTCATTATTCCGAAAACCGAACTGGAACGTCTGCGCAAGGCAGCAAAGGAACCCCCGATGGCCACCAAGCCCAAAACCAGGCCGCATCGGCGTGCCGACAATGATCCAGATCCCGTCGATGGAGAGCCGGTCCTCGGAAACTGCGGGCGCAAAGCCGAAGACGAATGCGGCATGACCGATCCTGCCGAATGTTCGGTGCATGCCGGAACCAAGGCGGACCCGATCGACCCGGACGACGAGAAGGCGCTTTTCCGCCAGATGAAAACTGATCTGAAAGAGCTGATGTCTTTCCTGACCGGCAAGCAGGTGATCCTGCGGGCTGACAGCGATGGGGACAACGACGGGGACGACGACGATCCGCCGCTCGCCCATGAGGACTCAATCCGCATGGCGCACAAATGCCTGCGAACATCGAAGGCGTTCCTAACCGAGGGGATGCTGCATCACGCCAAAGCGGTCGATCTGCTCGGCGACGTGGTCGACGCGCTCGATGTAAAGCCGGATGACGACGGCGATGGCGGCCAACCGAATGAAGATGATCCGGACGATTCCGAAAAGGCCATTCGCCTGAGACGCGCCGCAGAACGCCGGGAGCGTCTTACTGCGCTCGTGTTCTCAAAACTATAGCGAATACCTGAACGACCGGCCTTCGGGCCGAGCCATAATCGCCCTTTGGCAAGGTGCCGCATCGCCGTGATGGCGACGCATCCCTATTGATGGAGCCTTAAACCTCATGAGCACACTGCTGTCGCTCCGCCAGGCCTTGGGCACGGCGGTGGATAAACTCGACTCCCTTGTGGCCGACCCCAAGGCCTACGGGTCTCAGGAAAAGGTCTGCGACGACCTCGAAGCGCAGATCAAGCTGGCGGAGAAAGCACAGAAGCGCTCTGCCGGACTTGCCCGCCCCGCAGGCGGATCATCCGGTGAGGTGGACGAAATCAACCCGATGCAGCGCACCCTGACGCAGGTGCGCGGCATGGACCCGCGCGCGCGGCTCCGCGGCTTTGACGATTACCTTGGGCTTGCGCGCAAGGGGTTCGACTTCACGCCGAAGGCCGATCAGCACTTCCGCAGTCTTGGCGAAATGTTGCAATCGGTATTCAAGCACTACGCAAGCAAGGGCACCGATACTGACGGGCGTCTTGTCCGCGCTCCAACAGGCGCTTCGGAAGTCGATCCGACCGGCGGCGGCTTCCTGGTGCAAATCGATTTCGCTTCCGCGATATTCATGTTGGCGCACGACCTGGGCCGCATCATTGGCCAGGTAAACAAGATTCCGATCAGTGCCAATTCGAACGGTATCAAGATTCCCGGCGTTGATGAAACCAGCCGGGCGACCGGTTCCCGCTGGGGCGGCGTGCAATCGTTCTGGGTCGGCGAAGGGACCGCCGTCACCGCGACCAAACCGAAATTCCGCCTGATCGAATTCGATCTCAAGAAGATGATGTCGGTCATGTATACGACCGATGAAATGTTGCAGGACAGCACAGCGCTGACGTCGATCGCTGCCCAGGCGTTCTCGGAAGAAATCATGTTCATGACCGAGGACGCAATTTACGAGGGCACCGGCTCCGGCATGCCGCTCGGCATTCTCAACAGCAGTGCTCGCGTCACGGTTGCCAAGGAACCCGGCCAGGCAGCCGGAACGATCGTCAAGGAAAACATCGACAAGATGTGGGCGCGTATGTGGGCGCGATCGATGCCGAACGCGGTCTGGTACGTCAATCAAGACATCATACCGCAGTTGATGGCGATGAATCAGGCGGTCGGCACCGGTGGCCAGTTGGTCTACTTGCCGCCGGGTGGTTTGTCCGGCACCCCGTTCTCGACGCTCTACGGTCGCGAGATGGTCTGGACTGAATACAGCGGCGCGCTCGGGACCGAAGGCGATATCATGCTCGCCGACCTCAGCCAGTACACGCTGGTCGACAAGAATGGCGTGCAGGCGGCGACAAGCATGCACGTCGCGTTCCTTACGGACGAGATGGTGTTCCGCATCACCTACCGGGTCGACGGCAAGCCGATGTGGACAGTGCCGATCACGCCATTCCATGGCCTCACCAAATCCCCGTTCATTACACTTGCGGCCCGCTGAAACCCCGGCGGGTCGCTGGTGTGACCCGCCTAACCTGAAAGAGCCCTCACCATGGCACGTCAATTTAGCATGGTTGCCCAGATCCCGCCCGTGGAGCTGCTCGCTCCGGCGGCGGATAGCGGCGGCCGCACGAGCAGTTACCGCAGCCTAAAAAACTGCCTCAAGGCGTTCGTTGTCGTGCACATCACCCAGGGCAACGCGGCGACGGTGCTGCTCTCGCTCTTACAGGCGACGGCGGTCGCCGGGACCAGTAGCAAGGCGTTCACTGCGGTCCCGATCGCTTCCAACCTTGATACGTCGGTGAACGACTCGCTTGTGGTGCGGACGCCGGCGGCGACTTACACGACCGATGCCGGGGTTAAGAACAAGATCATCGTGTTCGAAGTGACGCCGGAAAGCTGCATGGACGTGACGAACGGCTTCGACTGCATCGCGATCAGCACCGGGGCGAGCAACGCCGCGAACATCACGCAGGCGACGCTGCACATTCTGGGCTCGGTCCAGTCTGCCAGCCCGCCGAACAGTTACGTAGACTGATCCTCACCCCTCCAAGCCGTTCTCAGGAACGATCGCCCAGTGCGGTCGGTTAGGAGCCTCCCATGGCGACGCGTTCAAGATATACCGGTGGCCGGCTGGACTTTTTTGATAGCGTAACAAGCGAACGCGTCCAGCCAATCGCGCCAATCCTTTCTTACGACGATTTCCTTGGTGCTGCAGTTGTCGTTCCCGCCGCCGGCGCTCCAGAGTCCGGTATGTTGTGGTGTAAGAAGATCGTCGGCGCCGCTCCACCAACTGTTGCCGGGGTGGCCAATGGGATTGGCGGACAGGTTGCGTGCACCCTGACGGCGACCTCCGAAAAGCAGGACGCTGTCCTGTTCTGGAACGATCAGAAGGGCGTCGATGTTACCAAGGGCGCGATTTTTGAAGCACGAATTCAATTGTCGGTGTTACCAAGCGCGGCCGGCGTGCAGGCGTATGCCGGTCTGTCCAGCACCTGGATCGATGGCCCGGACAACAATACCTGCTTCATGCAGTTTTGTGCGACGGCGAGCGGTGCACTATTGGTCCGATCCTTTGACGGTGTGACGACCGTATCAGCGGCCAGCGGCACCACAGTACTGGCGACAGACTGGGTAACGTTGCGGATCGATGCGACCGACGTAACGGATGTGAAATACTTCATCAATGGTGCGCAGGTCAGCACGACAGGGCAGGTAAATTTCGCCGCGACGGGCACGCTGGCCGTACTTCAGCCGTTTATTGGTTGTTACAAACCGAGTGGAACCGGCGTCGGCACTTTGACGGTCGATCATGTGCGCACGTGGATGAACCGGTCCTGAGCGATGTTCAGCATTGGAATTACTCTAAATCCGGCGACGATACTGAGCGGCACATCGCTGTCCGGGCCGGTCGCGCTCGGCGCCTTGACACTGGTCGGCATATCGATGCCAGCCGCTTGGACCGCAGCGGCGTTGACG